TTTCTTCGAATGGTGGAGGAGGGTGCGCAAATCATAGATATCGGCGGCGAGTCTGAACAAAGACAGAAGGTTTAGAAAGACCGAAAAAACAAAAAAATCCCCGAATTAAGCCCAAAATCAATGACTTAGGGAATTCGGGGATCTTTGACGGGGTTTAGAACTTTTAGGCCGAATATGGCCCTTAGACAGAGGTTTAGAACTTTTTTAAGGCTCTGTTAAGAGTTGGTGCAGGTGGCCTGCATCGTTTCTGAAATTTCTTTAGCGATCTCGGGGTATTGGCTGCAAACGAGTGGCCATGATCGCTCGCTTAGTCTTCCGGGAGCTTTAGATTGCCAGCCTTTTAACTCTGGGTATTTGGTGGATTTGGGGTCGGGTGCGGGTGGATTTACGTTGCTCCATTGGGCAGCAAGATCGGCTTGCTCGATATAAGCGCGCATTAGTGTTGTCGGCGAGTTTTTGCGTCGGGAAAGGATTTTATGAAAACCTTTAGACTGCGGCTGCTTGTAGAGGCGTTTTAGATTTTTTAAATCTTGAGCTGTGATTAGATGCGAAATGTCTCTGAAAACGCGGGTTTCTTTGGCGTCTCTTTGGGGCTTGTTGAGACGCTGCTGGAATAGCAGCACGATTGCCTCGTGGTCGGGGTGTAAGCCTGCGGATTGTTTGGCGGGGGTAGTCTCTTTGAGGAGCTGTAAAATTAGCGCGGCGGCTCTCTTGGCTAGAGGGCCGCCGTTTTTTTTGAGGAGCTGGATCACCTCTTGAGCTTCGTTTTTTTTCATCATAATCCGGCGGCGTAGGAGCTGCTTGCGGGGTCTCGGAAAGTGCCTTGGCCGTAGCGATGCTCGTTGAGTAGGGCTACGTAGCGGGCAATCATGGCTTGCCCTTGGGTTTTTAGGGTGACTGCGGCGTCGATCTCTTCTCGGCTGGCTTGGTGGGTGAGTCTGTAACCGGGGCTGCCTGGGTAGCTCAAAATCTTGGGCGTGGCGCTGGCGATGCTGCGGATCTTGCGGTCTGGGTGCCCGGTGGCTTGGGAGAGCTGCGCGGCTGTGAGCCAGCCTCGTTTGTCCAGGATGCGAATGAGGCGATCCACTTCGGGGTCGTCTTTGGCAGTTTGGAATAGTGAGAGCTGGTCGTCCATGGCTATGCGAGTGGTTTGCCCTTTTTATGGGCTGCTGCTGCTCGGGATGCTATTGTGTATCTTAGGCGTGTGAGTTGAAACGCCGTGAGGTCGCGCCAGGGGCGCTGGCTGTGGCGGTCGTTGCAGACGGCTTGGATATACTGCTCGGGCGCTAGTTGGCTGATGGCGTGGACGAGTTGCTTTTGGCGCTCGTCGTGTGAGAGGCGGGCTTGCTCGGTTTTGCTGAGCGGGTGTGGCTCGACATCGCCTTTGATCCATTCGACGACTTGATCGATAATGAGGCAATACTCCTTGGCTGTGAATTGGCTGGAGCTCTTTGAATAGCCTAGGATCCATTCGGTTAGCTGATGCCTGGTCTCGCTGGTTTTTGACAGTTCGAACTGGCGGCATAGCTCGGCGATGATGGCGTGGTATCGACCACGGAGGGAGGCTGCGGTTTTGGCGTTCATGATGGGATCAGTGTGATGCGGTGATAACCTTGGAATTTATTAGGCATGAACTCGACTCGCCCTGCGTAATTTTCAGAGAGCGCAGCGTTTAGGCTGAAGAATACATCCTGGATAGCATCAGACTCTCGAATATCGACCACGATGGGGTCTCGTTCGTCAATGATAGCTGCTCCCAGTTGGTGATCTAAATCACCGCATTCTGCGGCATCGTTGATGGCCTTTTCGCGCCCTGCTTCGTAGGGATCCTCGGACTCTTTTAGGTAGTATTTCTCTTCGGCGTCGGCGAGTGTGATGCTATCTATTTCGCTTATGGCTTCGAGCATGCGGGCGTGGGCTTCTGTGGCGATCATATACCAGGCGAGTCGAGGCTCGCGCTGGATACGTTGCAGCATGTAGATGATTGCTTCGCGGCATTTGGCTTGGGTGTCTTCGTTCATAGTTTGTTTGGGTCGAGGGGGATTTGGTTGTAGCGTCCGTGCTCGTCGCGCTCGTAGAGGCGGATGTAGGTTTTGCTGCCGGTGATGTTTATGGCGTCGGCGATGGCTTCCATGGCTTTTTCCCAGGCGGGGTCGGAGATCTTGATGCGGCGTAGTTCGAGGACTTTGTGAGTGGCGACGTTACCTTTGGCGTCGGTCTCGAATGCGCTTTGGATGACTGTCTTGATCTTTGGATCGGCGGTCTGGCTCCATTCATTGAGGCATTGATCAATCAGGGATTTGGCGGCTTGAAGACGCTCGTCGAAGGTGATGCTGTCGGCGATGGCTCGGTCTAGGCGGTAGCGGCCATCGAAGCTGTGGAGGCTAAGGTTGCCTTTTTTGCCGCCGATGGATGATCCGTATTTTTCGGCTGAGAGCTGGACGAATGCGTGGCTGTCGTCGAGTGCCTGGTCGCGGAATTTGCGGAGGGTTCCGGAGATTGCTTTTGCTTGGGTGACGATCTCGTTGACGAGTTCGTCACGGGCGAGGTCGATCTCTTTGATTTGATCGATGGGGATTAGGTGGCCGTGGGCATTTTGACGGTAGCCTGCGGGGGCGGTGGGTTGTTCGGTGGTGTTCATGATTTTTCGTGATCTAATTATTGTTTGTTGCTGGTGGGTGGGTTTGGGTATTCTGCCCAGTATAGAACCGTGAGGTCTTGGACAGGGCAGCCGGGGGAATACTTCCATTCTTCGCCGTCGTGGTAGCCTGTCTCGACGCTGTCGTCGTCGATGGCCATAAGGACTTCGACGTCGGCGTCGGGCTCTTCGTCTTGGACGTTTATCCAGGTGATTTTTGCGGTGGTATCCATGGTCTTATCCTTCTAATTTTGCTAATAGGTCGCGGGAGCGGATGACTTGATCCCAGGTCATAGGGATCTCTTGTTTGTGGGTGCGTCCGGCGGTCATGCGTAGGAGCATTAGCCAGACGCCGAGCGCTTGCTCTTTGATGACGGTTTTTTGCAGCTCTGCGGCTTCGCCTTCGGGCTTATCTAGTCCGTAGTTCGCCGCGAATGTTTGGAGGTCGGTTTCGGTGGGTATGTTTGGCAATTGGAGGGCTACTAATTTGCGGCGGCTGAGCTGCTCTAAGACTCCGGCTTGTTGGCCGTGGTCGAGCTCATCGCGGAAAACGTTGGTGGCGCTGATGACTAGCCCGCATCTCTGCTCGTCGTGGATCTCACGCAGGAACTCGTAGGGCTCGGTGCTGTAGGTGCGGCCGTTGCGACTCTGGCGCATTGCCTGGTGCGCCTCGTCGACGATGAGGATCATGCGGTCATCAAAGGCGGCTTTGATGCGCTGCTTTAGATCTGAGGTGTTGATGCGCGTGGAGATGCGCAGCGCGTTTGCTAGAGCGCGGAGAAAATCGCCCATCTTGCCTCCGGCTGGCATGCGGATCATGATGGTAGATCCGTGATTGTGGGTGCGCTGATACTCTTCAAGGGCTGTTGTTTTGCCGATTTGGGAGTCGCCGAAAATGAATGCGATGCGCTGGTAGGTTAGGCAGCTGTCGCAGACTGTCCAGATGCGCTTGGTGAGGGCGGTCTCTATATAGGTTAGGGCGTTTGTGCCTGCGCGTGCTTGGACCATAGCGCGTAGTTTTTCGATCTCGGCAACGATGGCTGCTTTGCCTGCCTGGTGGCGACCGGTTAGGACCTGATAGAGTGTGTTGGGTGCCTTTTTGATCTTGGCGGCGGCCTCGTCGATAGTCCAGCCCTGGTCTAGGGCGTGGGCGTGGAGCCAGCGGATTGCGCTGCGCTGCGAGTCGGGTAGATCGGCGGTGGCGCGGTTTACGGCGTCGCCGGGGATGGAGAGGGAGGGCTGATTGGGTTGCTGCTGTGTCATTTTTGTTTTCCTGTTTTTTGTTTTTTTGTTGGTTGAGAGATTAAAAAATTTCCTCGTCTTCAATTAGATCCTCTGAGGCGTCCGCGCGCGGACGCGCCACGGTTGAGAAATATTCGTCGGCCTCGGCTTCGGTGATATTGTTTTTTGGCTGGCGTTTGGCTTGGCGATGTTCGGCGGTGGCTATGGCTGAGCCTAGGCGGTCGGCATTGTGTTGGCGCATTTCACTGTGAGTGGCGTCTTGATCGGCCATGAGGTCGGCGGCGTATTGGCGGACATTTTCGCGGCCGCGATGCACCTCTCCGGAGCGGGCTAGGATGGCGTGCTCGTCGGTGATGTCGACGCGGCCTACTCGGGCGGGGCTGCCGATGTATTCGAGGTTGTCATCGTTGGTAAACAGGTGGATGGCGCTGCGATCGGTGGCGAGGAATCCGATGAGGGCTTTTTTCTGGCCGTTCCATTTTGCGAGGGCTTGGGCGGTTTTTTGATCGCGGAAATAGATGGTGTCCTCGCCGTTGGGCTTGTAGGCCACGCGCTCGGCGGCGACGGTGACGGGCTTTTTATCGAGACTCAGCGGCAGCAGTTGCCGGGGGTGTGCGGGCTGCATTTTGTGGCCTGCCATGAGGCGCGTAAACCGCTCGGCGGGGCTCTCTTGGCGTGAGTCTAGGCGTGTGCCGACTGTCATGAGTTGGGCGGCGAGTGGATCGTCGTGACGGATGTAGCGGCCTGGCTCGATCTCTAGCTCATGGACGCGGGCGAACCCTTGGAGGTTGTGGTTGATGCGCCAGTTGAGACGCTGGACATACTCGTCGAGCAGGCTGTGGAATTGATCGATGGTGAGGAGTGGGAGGTTTAGCTCGTCGAGCGGGATGCCTTTGCGGTGAGCCTCGGCGATAGTGTTGAGGGTGTAGCGCTCGGTCTGTGTCATTCGGCCATCGGTGAGGTCGTAGCGGGCGCCGACTGTGCCCGGTAGGTGATTGATGCGGGTGTGGACGAGGCGGAATAGAGCCTCGATCCAGCCTTTTTGCCAGGGCATGCCGCCCTGCTCGACGAATCCTGATTGCGTGAGCTTTTGGCGGATTAAGCCGGTTTTTTCAAACTCGATTCCGGTGAGCTGCTCGAATGTGTGAATATCGGCGGTGCTCATTGAGGCGGAGGCATTTTCGAGGAGGACGCGCATTTTCCAATCTGCCGGGAGGCCGTATTGCTCGATCACCTTAGCCATCAGCCAGCGCATATCGGCGTGTTGGAAGGCGCGCTTGGTGCCTTTTTTGCCGCCGTCTGAGTCGGCATCGCGGGTGTAGGTGCCGACGACGGCCTTGGCGAGGATCAGGCCAGTGGCTACGTCGAGCGTAAAAATTGCCTCGGGATAGACGACTTGCGCGGCTTTGCCTGGCATTGGCTGGATCACTTTAAGATCGAAACGAACATCGTCGAACGTGAGCATCTGGAAGGGCATGAGTTTTGAGCGATCGCGTAGGAGCTGGTCGCCCCAGTGTGAGTGGGCGGCATGCTCGCCGCGCTGGAGGTAGATGCGGGTGGGCATACTGGGGAGCATGCGCCGGAGGTTATTCGCGCTCCAGCCGCCGGGGAAGTTCTCGGCGCGGGCTCTTGCGAGGTGGCCCTTGGGGACGGGGCGGCCTTGGGCGGCGCACCATTTTTGGATAGTGCCGTAGCCGGGTATGTGGTGGCCGGCAAACCAGTTGTCGAGGAGTCGCTCGTGGAGAGCGTTGCCGGTGGCGTCGGCGCGGGAGGTCTGGGCGAAGAGCTGCCGGATGTAGCGGGTAAATTCGTGGTTTCTTAGGGCGGCTGATTTATCGCCGTTGGTATAGTTGGGCAGGAAAATTTTCCAAGAGCGGGCGGCGTAGGTATGGCCGGTGGGTTTGCCGTCGCTGCCGGGCTTTTGTCCGCCTTGAGCCCATATACGATAGTCGCTGGCGAGTTTAGCGGCGGAGAAGCCGCGCTGACCGCGATAGCGGATGGCCGTATTTGCTATCGCGGTTTTGCGTGGGGCGCTCTCAGCGAGCATGTGCTCGATGTGGAGCATCGCCTCGACCTTATGCAGCACGTTGTCGCGGTCGACCTGTTTGCGCAGATTCAAGAGTGCTTCGATCCCGCCTGATTGTGAGACGATGTCGAGCGCGGCGGTGTGCAGGGTGGAGGTGGAGGCGAGTTGTGTCATGATTTTTTAGGCAGGATGATTATTTTCCGGAGGCATCCTCCTGAGCTTCGAGCCTGGCCTTGAGATCTTTGATGGACTGGGAGCGGTTGGCTAGGTCGCGCTGGATGTCGGCTACGGCTGCGAGTTTTTCGGCCTTAGTAACGTCCGGGCGGATAAAATAGGTGTGGTTTAAGACCTGGTTAAACCCGTCTGCAATGGTTTTGTAAGAGGCGTTTAGCTCAGCGAAAAAGTCGATTTGGGCGGGAGGCTCGCCCCCGGTTGATCCGCTTTCGGCTGGCTGGTTGTCGGCTTTTATCTCTAGCTCTTTGCGGACTTTGCGGACGAATGATTCGGCGACTTTGCAGAGTTCCGCGACGGCTACATTCTTGATTTTATCGGTGCCAAAAATCGCACTATGCGATTTTAGGGCGATTTTTACGGCCTTGCGCTTGTCGCGATTTGTGCGGCGGAGGGCGTCGTGTTCGGCGTTGGCTCCTAGGGCGTGGCGTAGGGCGGCGTCTTTGCCGCCTGGGCGGATGTCGGCTTTGATCTGCTTTTTATTGCTCAGTTTATGCGCCAGGAATCGGTGCCATCCATCGCCGATAAAATAGCGATCAAACTCGCCGTCTTGGAAAACTGTGATCGGGGGGAGCTCATCGAGGTGCTCCTTGAGGTCGTCGATATGGGTGTGGTCGATCTCCTCGCGCATCTGTAGCTCTTGTAGGGTGAGATCCAGGATGCGGCTGATCTCGATGGAGGGGCTGTGTTTTGGTGTGGGTGTGTTCATGTTTTTAGTGGTTGGTGGCGAGGTATTTACTTTTGGTCGAAATTGCTATTGAATGGATTGGCGATGAGTGTGTCCCAAATGTAAGCGTGTTGCTCGGTGCTGAGCTCGCGCCAGTGGGTGATGTCCTCACGCTCCAGGCGGGTGTCGGTGCCGATTCCCCAGCACTCTCGGCGCTCGTCGTAGCCGCAGATTAGGCGGGTGCCTTGGTGCATGATTTCGAAGAGGCGGTCGCGGGGTGGTGGCGTGTTGATCTGCCAGGGGCGGGAGTTGTTGATTTGGAGTTCGATTTTCATGGTAATTTTTTTTGTGGGTTTGATTTTGATCAGATGGATCGGACGGATCTAGGAGAGGCTGCCGCCTTGGGTTAGGCGGTGGGCGCGGTCGCGGCGGTCGCGGCGGTCGTTTGCCTCCTCGGCGAGTAGCATGGAGGCTAGCGTGAGTGTGGCGACTAGCACGGCGGCTAGGATGGTGAGTGTGATGGTTGTGAGGAGTGTGACGGTCATGGGGTTAGGCGGTTTTGTTGTTTATTTTTTATTTTTGAGCAGGGTTATTGGATGCTCGCCGCGTAGCTCTAGGCGCTCGGCGAGCTGACGAAAAAGTTGGATTAGTTTTCCCGTTTCCAGGTTTAGGACTGGATTCTCGGCAGGCATTGCCGTGAGGCAGGTCGTGAGCCAGGCGTAGTAGGCGGAGACGGGGATGCGATAGGCTCCGCGCTGGCGTCGGGCTATGTTGGCCGCGACGATGTGCCCCTCATCGATGAGGTTGTGGATGTGCTTTAGGTCACATCCTAATTTTTCTGCGATCTCCCCGGCGGTCACGGTGTCGCGACCTGGGAACCCTAACTCGGTGAGGGCTAGCTCTATCTGGTGGGGCTGTGATATTTTTGGCATGGGGTATAGTGGAGGCTATTATTGTGCGAGGTATTTGTCTGCCGCTTTGAGCACGGCCTGTGCTTTGGGACCACCGCGCGCGCCTTTTAGGGCGTCGTAAGCGGTGTGAGGCCGAAAACCCGACTGCGTTGCCCACTTATTGATCGAGGTGCCGCGCAGGGCGAATCCGGATCGCCACTCGGCAAAAGATTTAATGTTGGTGCTGGTGTTTTGCATGATTCGCCAAATGTTTAGCCAAATGTCTTGACTGTGCAAGCAAAAAGTTTAATTTATTTTTGTCGGGTGTAAACACCTGACAATTCGGAGCCGTCAATCCTGGCGAATCCGACGACAAACTAACCACTAACCACGAAAAACTATGCAAACCGAAAACGATACAACGAAGCCCGGAACCGAACTCCAACAAGAGGATGGTGAGGGTTGTCCAGAAGCGACTTGTTCTCCGTCTTCATCTTTGGAGTGGCGCGTCCACACGCCGAATCTGATCCAAGAGATGGGAAAGAATAACAGCAGCTTCTCGGCTACGATGCGCCAGCCACTGATGATCCTCGGAAGCCTGCTGCACAAATTAGGTGAGGAGGCCGCACGAATCAACGACCCGTCTCTGAACGCGCTGATGTGTCGCCTCACGATCTACTCATGCGCTGATCCCGAAAGCCCCGAATACGATCCCGACCTCACAAAGCAGGTCATGGAATTTATTCCGGCGAACGATAAGGACCACCATGAATGAAGTGAGGAACGAACGTAATGAATTGGCTGATCCGCTTGGTTCAGCCCCGGTGCTGGATGCCTGCTGCGGGTCTCGAATGTTTTGGTTGGACCGCCAAGATGATCGCGCGGTTTTTGCTGACAAGCGAAGGGAAACGCACGAACTCAAAGACAAGTCCAGCAAAGGCGGTCGCCGGACGCTGACAGTCAATCCCGACGTGCTGGCCGACTTCACCGCTCTGCCGTGGCCTGACGGAAGTTTCGCGATGGTCGTATTCGATCCGCCGCACTTGCTACGTGCGGGCGAGAAAGGATGGCAGGCTAAGAAATACGGAAAGCTACCGACAGACTGGAAGGACATGATACGTGCTGGATTCTCGGAGTGCTTTCGGGTGCTAAAAAACGAAGGGACGCTGATTTTTAAATGGAACGAGCACGAAATCCCTGTGAGCCAGATTTTAAAATTAACGTCCGAGCGGCCGCTGATCGGTCAACGCTGCGGCAAAACTGCGAAAACCCATTGGCTGGTTTTTATGAAGCTGAACACTGAGATCAGCGGATGCGAGCCGACTGATTCAATCAAACACTAGCGCGAAACTCGCATTCGCAGATTCGACTGGTTCTAAACCGATAACACTATGAAATATGAAAACACAAACACACTCAGTAAGCTCCATGATGGTGAGCCTTACTTTTTTCTCCGTGCTCAAGATAAGATCGCTCCGAAGGCGGTCAGGAAATACGCAAAATTACTATGGATGAACGGAGACCAGACGGGTCACGACGAATGCAGAGCCTTTGCTGAACGCATGGAAGTGTGGCAGAAGGAAAACCCCGACAATGTAAAATCAACCAAAGACTAAAATCATGCAGACTGATAACGAAAAACCCACGACCTCGCCATTGATCCAACCGACTGGTTCGGCATTGGTTAAATACCTGCAATCGCTGCAAAACGGCGAAAGAGTTCAAGAGACGACACGATCCGCATTCTTCGGAATGCGGGGAGATGTGTATCGAAACAAAGCGGGTTCGATTTGTGTCCTATGGGACGAAATGCCCAATCAAAAAGGCAGGATGGGAACTAGCGTTACGGGTGGAACTCGGCGCGTTTCCGATTTAACGAACCGAGGAGGAAGTATGACACGAACGATATTAATCGAACCGACTGGTTCTCCGTATTCATCTTTGGAGTGGCGCGTCCACACGCCGAATCTGATCCAAGAGATGGGAAACAATAACACTGAGGACAGGCGATCCAGCGAACGAAAGGACTAAAACGATGGAAAAACAAATGAATCTACTAGAGGATGAAATGCCTCAAATAACCGAGCGCGAGCTGGATTGTCCTGCTCCGGCTGGTTCTGTGTTGGACTTGCCGAAACTGCCCGCGCTCTCGATCAGACAGCCTTGGGCATGGCTCATTGTCAATGCTGGCAAAGACATAGAGAATCGTAGCTGGAAGACAAACTTTCGAGGTCGCTTTTTAGTTCACGCTGGGAAGGGCTGCACCCGCGATGAATACGATGATGCTGAATTTTTCGCCATCCAATATTGCGGGGTCAACAACCTGCCGAAACTGTCCGAGTTGCAACGGGGCGGCGTTGTCGGTGTGGCCGAAATAGTTGATTGCGTGGATAGTTCCGACTCCAATTGGTTTATGGGTGATTACGGCTTTGTGCTAAAGAACGCCCGTCCGCTTCCATTCACGCCATGCAAAGGGGCGCTTGGATTTTTCAATCTACAATAACATCGAAGACGTGGACGCGAGCCGTCCGCCTGAATCCTGAACTAACACAATTATGACTAATACAATCAATGACTCAAACAACCGCGACGATAGCTCGCGTTCGCACGATCTGACTGGTTCTGTGGGTGTGGTTCGGGATCGTACGGCAGGATCCATGATGCTCGCTGCCGCTTTCGGTGTGACCCCTATGGATTATGATTATGGATACAAAATGCCTAGACGTCGAAAAAGGTCAGCGGTGTCTATCCGCAACGATCCAGCGCGGCCAAAAACTAAAAGCGATCTGGAAAAGCTGGAAGCGGCGAGGCTCAAACGAGAGCGCAAAGCGGCAAAGAAACTTTCTCAGAACGTGGAACTGAATCATGAATGAGGAACGAAATGAATTGAATAGTCCGTCTGGTTCTCAGTCCTGCCGATGTCATCGCTGCGGCTGGACTGGTTCGATGTTCGACGCTCTCCACACGGAAAATCGAGTGACAGCGATCTACTGTCCGAACTGCCCTGATCATAAGGATGACGATAACTCTCTATCTGTCCAAATTATCCACAAGACTGAGAACGTCCAAGGTGACTCACAGCGAGCTGGCGAATGCGGACTTTTAAAATACAAAGCCCCGCCAGACTGGTTGTCTGAGCGGGGCTTTTGATGTTTTTTATGACCGACTGGACTGGTGGGACTGGTGATTAGACGGCTTTTTTGGGGTCTGTTATGGTGTGGCTCACATTATGATCCCTGCCGTAAAAACACAAGAAAAAGATGCCTTCCTTGCTCGGTGCTCGCCGGGCTACCGGGCGGCGGTGCGTGGGCAGCGTGAGCTGCCTGCGACTAAGGGCAAGTGTGGGGCGGTGCAGTTTGCTGCACACGGGGTGAGCACTCCGACTGTGGATGGTCGCTCGATATTGCGGGCAACCATCGATGAGGGGCAGGTGGTGGAGATCCGGATGCCTGCTGGGCTGGCTGTGATCGTTTGCGATTCGACGCCGCTGGGTAAGGCGGCGACTATCGCGACGTCGGCAAAATCTGAAACGGGAGGTGCGCGATGAGCACACTTATCAATTTTGGGGTTAACCAAAGGGGCCGTTTTTTTGTTTCCGGCCCCCGGCCCGGCGGACTAGGGGTAGGCCGTCGGGTCGCATCCTTTTTTTACCATATTAACCTAATACGCAACGCCTGCCGGACTGTGAGCCGGGGCGCTCGATCTGTTGGACTGTTAGCTAGCGGATCGAGCGCCAAAAAAAGCGACAAGAGTGTCGCTTCTACGGGCACGATTGCGGTCTGGCTTGTGTCGGCCACGGGGTTCGGCCAGGACTGGCACCGACCGACGGGGGTGGAGTTGCTGTGGCGCAAACTGCGCTCGTTGGCCTCTCCTGATGTTTGCGTGCTCACCCCGCAGCGCTGGGATGATGATGCGGTGGCTCTGGCGGACTACATCGCTCGCAACTCGATACGTAAGCCGGTCGTGTTTTTCACGGGTTACTCTTATGGGGCGGGGCATTATTTTGTGCGGCTTGCAGAGGCTTTGCAGGCCCATGGAATCGCGGTTGAAACGGCGGTGCTTTGTGATGGGATTAAGCGATTCCGCTGGCTGAAATGGTTGAGCGCAAAATGGTTTCGTGGGCTGTTTGCGATCCGGGTGCCGAGTAATGTCTCAACTGTGTATGCGTTTTTCCAGCGTGAGGACGGCCTCCTGCATGGGCATCTAGTGTGCGCCGAGGATTGGGATGCCACTGCGGTCGATATGATAGAGCAACATGGTTATGACCACGCCTCAATAGATGAGAGTGGGAGTTACCACCGGGTAGCGATCAAGGAGGCGGAGGATGTGATCCATGCGCGACTAGGGCATCTAGCGTTAGATCCAGCCCGCCGGCCTGAGACCGAAAAATTGAGAGGGGGTGCGCTGTGAGCAAGACTGTAATCTCTTTTCAGTTGCGAGAGAGCCTGCGTCGGCGCTACCCGAATGCGCATGTCGAGCTGATGGATGCCTCGGTCGATGTGTGGGAGCCGGGTAAACTCCTGCCCGTCTATAAACAATTTGTTTGGCAGATGCGTTTGATCGGCCTGACTTATTGGCTGCGCGATAAACTGGATTGTGACGACTGGGCGTGGTTGTTTCGCGCTTACGTGATCGTGCGCAATGCTCTGGGCCGGAGCGAGAATGCTCGAGCGATTGGGCTGATCTGCTACTTACAGGAGGGCGACCCGAGCCAGCCGCACAGCGTCAACGCGGCGATCATCGCCGATGGCCAGGGATTCCGCATCACCGAAATCGAGCCCCAGCCTAAAGGTGGCCCCTACACACTCACCCGCAAGGAAATGGACTCTGTATGGTTCGCATTATTCTAGCATGTGCGCTCGCGCTCTCAATGATCGGCTGTGCGCACACTGCCGATACCACCGCAGGCAGCGATTTGCCCGCGTTCCCGCCGATTGAATTTCAACCGCTCGACTGATCAGATTTGCCTCTGAAGGGGATCGGATTGATCGGACTGATCTTTTTAAAACTAAAACTAAAACCTAAACCTAACACTTAATCATGAAAAAACTAACTCAGATACTACTCACTGCGCTGCTCATTGGAGCGGTTGCGTTTACGGGCTGCCAGGCTATTGATGATTTTAAGGAGGATCGACCGGTCGCTTATGATCTGATTAAGGGCACGGCCAAGGCGCTCCTGCTTTCGCAGGTGCCTCAAATCACCGAAGACGGCGCGGGGCAGTTTGCACTCCGCACTGTGATCGATGCGGCATTTGACCGTGCCTCTGCGCCGGGTGATGTGGCCCTCGCGCTACAGGAGGGTGTGGCCTCAGTCTATCCGGATGATACGAGCCTGCAAAGGTTAATTGTGGATGAGTGGGCGAATGTGCTGGCGGCTGAGCCGGATCCGACCGTCCCGGCTAGTGGCCCTGCCCATACCTACCAGCAGCAGCTGGCGGATGCGCTCGCCGCGACGGTAGCCAACGACTCAGAGTTAGCCCCGGTCTATGCCTCGCCTGCCTCGGCGAGGAATGCTGCGTATGTAAAAGGCACCCTATGGGTGACCACTCCGGAGGCGAGGGTGAGATATGGCCCAAACTGGAGTAATCCGATTTGGGCGGCCACCGCGTGGTTTAGCGGCTGCGATAGCTATGCCGGATTCCGCGATTTTCACAGCTACTAAGCTTTCCGCTTTTTAGCTCTCATTTTTATGTTACCTCTCTCACAGCTCTCCGCTCTGCCTGATCCTATGATGGCTCTCGTTTTTGCGGCCGTGTTTGTTTCGCTTTTTGCCATGGTCGGATTTTGGAATCAGATGCAGGTTGCGCTGGGCAAACGCAAAACTGAGCAACCATTTATCATATCGATGGAGGAGCGTTTTGTGAGCCAGACCGATCACCACAAACACGCTAATTATGTTGAGGGCAAACTCGTGACTGCGGCGATGAGCCGCAAACAAATCCACGAGACACAGGAGGAGCAAGGCACCCGCATCGCACGGCTGGAGGAGCAAAACAAATCTCAGACCAACACGCTCGAGCTACTCTCTGCGGATTTCCGAGAATTCTCGAAGGAGCAGCGAGCGGTAAACACTCAACTACTCAAACGGAGTTAAGATATGAACAACCGCGAATTTTTAATCCTGCGCAACCTGCTCACCTCTCTAGCCGAGGCAGGCGACTACCCGACTACATCGGTGCATCTACAGGCCGATGTGGCCATGGCGACGCGCCAGCTGATCACGGCAGAGTTCGATTGCGCCCTCGCCACCGCAGACACCCGGCGCCTCGTGACGAGCGTGGCCAGCGACCGTGGCACTAAATACGCCATCACCGACGCAGGCCGCGTCTGGTTGCAAAATAACCGCATCTAACTTTTCCACCTTCCCACTTTTACAATGTCTCGCAAATCCAAAGCCATGCTCGACCTCCTACCCGAGGAGCAATTTGACCTGCTGGTCGAGTGGCTCTCTATCGAGGGGCTCACCTATGAGCAGACATCGGACAAGCTCGCAGAGGAGTATGGCGTCGAAGCGAGCGTCGGCATGCTGTGGAGCTTTTACCAAAAACACTGCATCGGGTATAAACATAAAAAGGCGCGCAAGCTGGCTGAGCAGGTCGGGGAAATGTATCGCCAAGAGACTGACTTTTCCGATCTCACGATCAAGGCCGTCGAGCAACGCGCTTTTGAGCTCAGCATGTGCCGAGACGCCAGCATCGACGAGCTAGGTAAGCTCGCCAAGATGATCGGCGACTCCCGCAAGCTGGAGCTTCAGGAAAAAAAACTCGGCCAAGACGAGCGCAAGATCGCGCTGCTGGAGGCCAAGGCTGCCTTTGTCGATGAGATGAAGGACCGCGCCGAAAACCGCGAAGGCGGACTCACCCCGGAAGACATGGAGGAGATCGAGCGTAAGCTCAAGCTACTGTAACCGATGGCCAACCGACTCCCAGATCACGCTAAGAGCTTTCGCGGCCGTGCGAAGCACATCCCCGATCGGGATACGTTCTTGCTGCCGTATCAAGCGCGCTGGGTCAATGACCGCTCACTGGTCCGCGTGATGGAAAAGAGCCGCCGCGTCGGCATCAGCTACGCCACGGCTTACGACGAAGTCCGGCAGAAGTCACTCAAAGGCTGCAAGGTCGATACGTGGTTTAGTAGCCGCGATGACCTCACCGCGCAGGGCTTTATCAACTACTGCAAGAAGTTTGCAGGGGTCCTTAATCTAGCGGCCAACGCCTACGATGAGGCGATCCTCTTTAACGATGGTAAGGACTCAGCGACCGCTCGCGTGCTCCGCTTCGCCACCGATACCACGATCAACTCGATCTCCTCAAACCCTGATGTGTTTGCGGGTAAGGGTGGCAATGTCGGCCTCGACGAGTTCGCGCTGCGTAACGATCCACGGCATGTTTACGATATCGCACAGCCGACTATCGACTGGGGCGGTCGCCTCTCGATTATCTCCACGCACCGGGGCGCGAAGAACTTTTTTAACAAGCTGATCACCGACGAGCGCGACACCGACGCGCGCAAGCATCGCGGCCTATCGATCCACCGGGTCACGCTCAGCGATGCGCTCGATCAGTTTTTCCTCTGGAAACTGCAAACCGTTTTGCCCGAATCCGATCCGCGCATGGCGATGGACGAGGCCGAGTATTACGACTACTTGAAGCGCCGCGCCTCGACTGACGAGCGCTTCCTCCAGGAGTATGAGTGCCAGCCCGAGGACGAATCCAGCGTGTATCTGCCTTACGATCTCTTACAAGGCAGCTACTACACTCCGGAGGATAACCTCGTCGCGCATACTGAGGAGACGACGGACTTTCGCGGGAAGAAGGGTCGCATCCGCTATCTACTCCCCAAGGGTGTCGAGCCTGCTGGCCTGTTCGCCTATATCAAAAAGGTCAAAGCCGATGGCGGCGACCTCTACCACGGCAAAGACGTTGCTCGTCGCCATGACCTCTCGGTCGATGTGATCGGTGAGAAGCGCGACGGCATGCTCTTCGTGCGCTGCGTGATCGAGTTCGACCGCTGCGCCTTCTCGCGCCAGGAGGCGATCCTTTACCCGCTCATGCCCTCTATGTCCCGCAGTTGCGTGGACGAGACGGGCATCGGGATGCAGTTTGCCGAGCGCGCCGCCGAGAAGTTTGGCGATTGGCGCGTCGAAGGCGTGACCTTTACGCCTGGTAATAAGCAAATGCTCGCACCGCCCGTGCGCACCGCCTTTGAGGATCGCTCGATCCGCGTGCCGGATGATGACCTCTTCGAGACCGATCTACGCATGATCAAGAAAGAGACCGTGGGCGACAAAGTCCGCTACGTCGCCGAAGACGAAGACAATGAGGGCGACTCACACGCCGACAGATTCTGGGCGCTGGCCCTGATGATGCACGCAGGGAAGACCTCCGGCGGCCCCACTCACTTTTCCGGCACTGGCACAGCCGGTGCCTCCTCACGCCGTAACTTTTAGCACCCCATGACTCAATTACCTAAAGACCAAGCCCCGGCAGTGACCGCTGCACGTGTGCGCTACGAGATCCAATCGCGGTTTAGCCCGATCAAGAACCTCACGCCGCAACGTATAGTCACGATGCTTGAGCAGTTCGACCGTGGTATCCTGCGCGATGCTGCGTGGATGATGGATAAGGTCGAGCGCACCGACGACATGCTCCAGACTGTCGCGCCCAAACGAAAAAAAGGTCTAAGTCGCCAGGAGTATGACATCGTAGCTTATGAGTCGTGGGAAAATCTCGGCACGGCTGCTCAGCTAGAAGCGCAAAAGGAATTTCTCCAGGACTTTTACAATCGGCTGACGACTACTCACGCGCTCAAACGCAACGTGCGCGGCGGCGTGCGCAAAATGATCTACCAGATGGCCGATGCCATCGGCAAAGAGTATGCGGTGCATAATATCAGCTGGTTGCCTGGCCGCGATGGCTCACTGACCGCATCGCTCACATTTACTCCGCTCTGGTTTTTCGAGGCCACCGATGGCGAGCTACGCTTTTTACAGTCGGCGGGCCAGCTGCATGGCGTCGAGCTGGAGCCACTCCGCTGGATGGTCACTTGTGGCGACGGCCTAATGGTGGCGTCGCTCGTCGCCTATATGTTTAAACATTTACCTCTCAAGGACTGGCTCGTATATTCCGGGCGGTGCGGGATGCCGTTTGTCGCTAACGCCACCGATGCAGCCTATGGCTCTAAAGAGTGGGATGACGGCATCGAGGCCCTCAAAAGCATCGCGCAGGAGTTTGCCATGCAGCACAGCCGAGGCTCTGAGATAAGCATCCACGACATGACTGTTAGTGGCGAGCTACCGATGCCCCAACTCGTCGAGCGCATGGATCGCGCCCTCGCCATGCTTTGGCGCGGTGCCGACCTCTCCACCATGAGTAGCAAGGATGGGATGGGTGCCAGTCTGCAACAGGATGAGAGCGACCTCCTGGTCGAGGACGATATCGAGATGATCAATGAGACCCTTGAGCACGCCCTGAGCCTGCCCGCTTTGCGCTGGAAATTTGGCAACGAGGTAAAACCGCTATGCTCATTTAAGCTCACCGCCCCGGACCGCCAAGATGAAAAGGCTGAGCAGGACAAACTCCACGCCGCCGCCGATTACGGCGTCCCCATCGATCAGGCCGATTATTGTGAGAGGCTTAATATCGTCGGCACAGGTGAGATGAGCGCTGATGCGATCCTCACGCCACCCAAGCAAATCAGTGACTCCGCTCCAGGAGCCACCGACATGGCCAATGCCACGACCGCCGAAGTCGCGCAAATCGCTGAAGCACTCGCCGAAGATTTCGCCGACCTCCATCCGCTGATGGCGCAGATCGAAGCCGCCGACACGCCAGAGGACTACGTCGACGCCCTCGGAGCGCTCTCGATTGCGCTGCGTGATCGCGAGATCGACCCCAAGCAATCCGCGTTTGCCCAGCTCCTGGAAGCCGCACTCGGCACCGCCGTCGTCGACGGCGCCTCTGAGATTTTGACCGCTCCCAAAGATCCGACCGATTAATCCGACCGATCCTATCAATCCAAAAACTTAAAAATCACGATGAAAACTAAAAGCCACAGGATGCCTCACAAGACCCGACGCCTCGCAGAGTATATATTGAGTCATATCTTCCCCGCAAACAATTTTGCAACAACTTTGCAACGATTTGCAAAAGGGTCTCGTCTCCGAGCGCGCATCGCACTCGGAGATTTTGCCAACTCTGATCTGGAGTTGGACGAAATCACCGGGCTGGAAGCTCTGGGCGATGACAGCACAGCGATCGGTAAAAAGGTGGAGTGTATGGCCAACGCCATCGAGCTAGGCCCACGCGGAGAAGATGGCTTTTACCGGCTCACACCCTACGGCCGCCATCCCTATGGCGATGGCGGCGACCTGCAAGTCGTCGATCAGGCCGGCGGCGATGCACTCGTGCGCCGTTTTGACGCGGCGAATAGTCTATTTGTAAACATGATGCGCAAGGGCAGCGGCCACCGCCCTATTTATGAGGGCCATCCAGACCATCCCGTATTTTCATCCAGGCATGGCCACGACAACTGCACCATTCAGGGAGAGATTACGGCTATCCAGACGCGTGCCGACGGCATCTACGTAAAACCCGTGTGGAAGGACGCTGGTAACGAGCTCTTAAACTCCGGCGAAAAACTTTACTGGTCGCCCCGTTGGGTGACTACGCTCACTGGCCGCGAACAAGACGTGCGCATTTGGCGACCTTACAAATTAATGAGCGCGGGGCTCACCCCTACGCCAAACATCATGGGCTGTGCTGCTAATAGCCTCCCTAAAATCCAAACCAAAAAGAAAATGAAACTGATACAGGACATCCTCAATCGCCTCGGATTTACCGAGCCTCAAATCACCGCATTCGCAAACTCGGCAGAGGGCGCGCCCGCAGACACTGAGATCGAGTCACGCCTCGGCGCTCAGCTCGATATGGCCAACGGCTACTTTGATCTACAGATCGCACTCATGCGTGCCCTCGGCTATGCAGACGAGGAGATCGACGGCCTGCGCGACGACGGTGCCACCGCACCATCCCTCGAAGATCTTGTCGCCAAGATGACCGCTGCCTTTGGCACCGCCGATCAGGCCAACGAAAGCCTCACTACCGCACAGGCCGAACTCACCACTGAGCAAGAGCGCGTCACCGCACTCACCGCCGATCTCGCCAATGCGCGCCAGGCACACGCCACCCTCGTTGTGGAAAACGCCATCGAAGCAGGCCGCCTCCCCGAGGCCGACCGCGTCGCCACCATCACGCAGCTCACCGAGTCCGCTGATATGGCAAACGCCATCGCCGACCTCGAAAAGGCCGAAGCAGCCTTGCCCACCGGCAGCGTCGTCGACGGCGTCGGTAAGCGCAAAGGCGAGATGCAAGACATGGCAAACGCTCGCAACACCTTCAACCGCAAGTTAGAGGACTTCGCAAACGCCAAAGGGATCGACCTCAAGGCCGATTATCCAACGGCGTATTTTAAGTTTAAGAAAACCGCCGAGGGTCAAGAGCTGCTCACTCAGATGAGCGAGTCTGCCGAGTAGTCGATCCGCATTCCTGATCGGTCGGATCAGTCCGATCCGACCGATCCTAATCCAACAAACAATCACCTAAAAAAAAATCATGAACAAAAAAGAACAAGATCAACTCGACGCTCTTATCGCTGAGAACGCCGCTCTCAAAACCGAGCTCGACGCCCTCAAGGCTGCACCCGCAGCCAGCAACGGCGTGCAACTGGCCGACGCCGCAAACGCATTCCAAACGCGCTACGCCAAGGAAATCAAAGCCAAGATCGCCGCTGGTCTCGACCGCGCCCAAGCCATCGAGGCCCAAGAAGCCCAGGTGCGCGCCGACGCGCTATTCGATTCCGAAGCAAAAGCCGCCGCCAAAAAGTAACGCAAATCGCCCTGTCTAATTTAGACACCAAATCACAATCACAAATAAATAATCGCTCAAAGAAAATCATCATGAAAAAAAATCCAATCATCCAACTACTCGCCTTCGTGGCGCTCACTATGATCGACACCGTTCGCGGCATCGTCGGTCATACGGCTATCATGGCCAACGTCGTCGCTGGCACAGTCAGCTCCCATCCCGGAAACATCACTCGCTACGCTGAGGCAGCGTTTACCGCCGCCCATGTGCTCGTCAAGCCAGGCACCGCCGCCAACGAAGTGCTGATCTGCGGCGCAAGCGATAAGCCCATCGGCTGGATCGAGGACACTGCTCTGATCGATACGACGATCCCAGTCGCACTGCTCGGCACCTCGCCCAATACCGCAGTCCTCACAGCTAGTGGCGACATCGTGATCGGCGAAGACGTATTTACCGCAGCAGCTGGCCAAGTCCAAGACCTACCAGTCGCCTCCGGCACCTACTACCTCATCGGCACCGCGCTCACCGCAGCAGCCGACGGCGAAGAGGTCGAGGTCGATCCCTGCTTCCCCATCGCAACCGTAGTCTCTGAATAAGAGGCGGCTACGTTCCCACTCACCAATTAAAAAAAAATTCAAAGATCCAAAAATTATGAAAGATAACCTAGATTTAATTCTCCCCGAGTGCCGTCCAGGCGACGGGCAAATCGGGCAAGTCTACGCAGCGATGGCCAACGCCAGCCGCTTCGAGTCTGCCTTTAGCAGCGAGCCACTCGCAAACTACGCCGTCGGCGGTTGGGATAGCGATCCCCTGCAAGAGCTGCTCGAGTTTCTCTCGCCCGCCGTCACAGTGCCTGAGCGATTTAATTACAAGACGGCTCAACACGCAGACTATTTTCAACGCCTCGAGGGCGATGAAGATATCCGCGCCATGGGCGGCGATTTCGGTCGCCTCGACACCGGACGCCAAGACGAGGTCAATGAGCAACTCGACGAAAAGGGCTTAGTCATCGTGGTCGATGCCCGCGAGATCGAAGCCGACCCAGACGCCGAAGAGAAGGCCGTCGACCGCCTCCGTCGCATCCTGTTTCGCACAGAAATCCGCCGCGCATTTGGTTTGCTCGATGCCGCTGCCACCAACGAGGGCAAGATCTACAGCTCGGCAACCGATCCCGATCAGTTTGTCTCCGACACCCTACTCACCGCAGAGGATACCAGCGGCGTCCGCCCCACGAATGTCATTTACGGTTCTGCCGCATGGTCGCTTCGCCAAAAGGCGTATCGCGCTCAAAACAACGCTGGCGGTTACGCCAGCGCCAAGATGACACCCGATGAGTTGGCCGATTTCCTCATGGTCAACGCGCTCGCCTACCGCGAGAGCCGCTACCGTGGCTCCAGTGGTCTGAGCACATTCCTCGGGAGCAAGGTGCTCATGTTCAACGCCGCCTCCGGCATGAGCAAAGATGACCCCTCCAACATCAAGCGATTCATCGCGATGACAGGTGGACAAAACGTTATGGTCTACCGGCAGGAGTTCGCCCGCAAGGTCGAGATCACCCTCGCTCACAAGAGCAAGATCAAGATCACCAGCACGCTCGGCATCCGCAAGCAGACCGTCACTGCCAGCTAGAGACTTGCCATAGTCAACCCGGAGGGACGCGCATTCCGGATCCAATCACGCGACTGTTTTCAAACTTTCACAGATCGGTCAGATCAGACCAATCCGACCGATCACTCCCAAACGACATATCATGCCCGCCTGGATCACACTCACCATAGACGATGTCGCCGACTATCTCGTCGGAGCCCAAGTCAACGCCCTCCGCACCGCCGCCCTCTCCGCCGGTCAGAGCGATCCTGTAGCTGAGGCCATCGCCGACATCTCAGCCGAGGTGCGCAATTACATCCGCAGCTGCTCGACCAACATCCTCAGCATCACACCCAACGCCATTCCGCCCGAGTTACGCCGCCATGCAGTCGCGCTAATTATAGAGGCCGCGCAACCCCGCCTAAAACTAAAACTAAGCGACGATCAAAAAGCCGCCGCCGAAAACGCCCGCAAGCTCCTCAAGATGATCGCCGCCTGTGATTACACCGTCGCCGCGCCCACCGACCCCCAGACCACGCCCACCGACCAAGGCTCCAGCGGCCGCATCCAAGTCGCAACCAAGCGCGAAAACCCAATCCGTCACGATGACCTAAACGGCCTCTAACCAATCAAAAAACATCCGACTGATCTGTCCGATCAGTCCGATCAAAAAAAAAAGCACATGCCCACCAATGACAAATCCTCAGACAACAAACTCAAAATCGGCGAACTCTTTGCAGGCGTCGGAGGGTTCAGCCTCGGCTTCGAAGCCGCAGGCTGGGAAACAGCATGGCAAGTCGAAATTAACCCAATCAAACGGGCTGTGCTTAGTGACAGATTTCCCCATGCCAGACAGTTTGAAGATGTCCGTAAAGTCTCAGCAAAAGAACTTTGCCCAGTGGATTGCATCGCAGGAGGTTTCCCCTGCACCGACATCTCCGACATGGGGCACAGAAAAAAAGGCGGCATCCAAGGACTCAAAGGTGAGCGATCCGGTTTATTTTCGGAGTTCATTCGTATCGCCAGGGAAATACAACCCCGCTGGCTGGTCCTTGAAAACGTCCCGGCATTGCTCCATAGCAACGATTGCCAGGACATTGAAAAAGTCATCAGCGATATTGCCGACTGCAATTATGTGGGATTTGCAAGGGTGCTTGATGCTCAATATTTCGGAGTCGCCCAAAAACGCCGTCGCGTTTTCTTGGTCTGCGGTCTTGGAGAAATGCCCCCCTTTGACCTGCTGGCTGATGCCGCACCAATGGAAGCTTTACCTTGCTCGTTTGGTAAGGTCGAGCAGCCATGGCGGCAAGCGGACTGCTGGCCTGGGCATACTCAGACGGCAACCAATACGCGGGCACGAATTAACCTTGGCAGTCAGCTTCTCGTTGCTGAGGAAAACAGATGGCATCAGATGGTTGAGCGGGAAAGAGTGTCTGCTGAGACAGGGATTCCCAGCGGACTGGATGACTGGAACTGGGCAGAGGCTCATGCAGCCGGAGATGCCATCTGTCCGCAAATTGCTGAATGGATTGCGCAAAAACTAAATAAAGCCTAAGAGCCAAAAATCCTGATTTAAATGAAACTAAACGCCAACATCGCTCCCTTCTCGGAGGCCGTCGACCGCCTGGGCTCCAAGACGCCGGTTGCCTCGGCCTTGAACTCAGCGCAATGGGCAGAGGTGCCGAGCGAGATCACCGACCGCGCGTTTTTCTCCTCGACGATCACCGAGATGCGCACTCTCTCCGACATGCAGGGCATCCTCGACGAGGCACTCACCCTCAATCCGGAAGACGCCTTTGCCGATCGGTCTCGCTTCGTCGCCGACATGCGCAAAAACCTCGGCGCCGCTCCCGGAGACTCTGGCTCCCTAACCGACATCACTAGCCGCCGCCGCCTAGAGTTAATCTACGATTTTCAGATGGAGGAGGCCTACTCATTCGGTCGCCACAAAGCCCAGCAGACTCCCGAGCTGCTCGAAGCATTCCCCGCCCAAGAGCTGATCCGCGTCGAAGGCCGCGAAGAGCGCCGCGACTGGATCAGCATTTGGTCAGCCAATGGCGGCACCCTATACGGCGGCCGCATGATCGCCCTGGTCAACGCACCGATCTGGATAGCGATCAGCCGATTCGGTCGCCCCTATCCCCCATTCAATTTCGGGAGCGGCATGGGCGTCGCTGCCATCCCCCGCCGCGAAGCCATCGCCCTCGGCGTCATCACCGCAGACGACCCCGCACCGCAACCCTCAGCCGACCCCAGCTACAACGCCGCCAACCAGCAAAGCATCCGAGGCTTCAAACCCGATATGATAGCCACCCTCAAAACCCTCTTTCCCGGCGTGGTCATCCAAGGGCTAAAAGCCTCACTCACCTAGCAAAATAAAAGATCAGTCCGATCAGTCTGATCCGACCGATCCTCGAAACCTTCCCACCTCCAAACCTTTTGAAATCAAAAATCACAGTCACAGACGAAGCGACCCAAGCCGAACTTGCCCGGCTCGCCTCGACCGTGGACGGCCCCCGCCGCCAGGGCCTCATGCAAGTGCTAGGAAAAACCCATGAACAAACCCTGCACAACCATTTCCTCCGCAAAAACCAAAAGCCAAACAAGCGCGGGTGGAAAAAGACAAACTTCTGGGCGCGCATCCGTCGCGCCACCTCCTACACCGGAGCCACTACCAGCAACGCCACCATCGCCATCGGCGATCCCGCCATCGCGGCAAAAATCTACGGTGCCACCATCACCCCGCGCCGCAGTAAATTCCTAGCCATCCCCATGGACGAGTCCGTTTACGGCGTCCGCGCCTCAGCGGGCACCGTGCCTAATCTCTTTTTTATCCCGCGCAAAGGCAGCAAGCCCGGCGGCTTCCTGGTCCAATCGCAAGGCGACGACTCCCTAAGATTTTTTTATTTTCTCACGCCCAAAGTCACCGTGCCCAAAGATCCCACCGCCCTCCCCACCGAGGCCGAGTCAGGCAGCGCCCTCGTCGAGGCCGCTCAGGACTACATCGCCAGACAAACCAGCTAAATGAACAAATCAACCTCCACCTCCACCCTCGAGCAAATCCAAGAGCTCGTCCGCATCCGCCTCATCACGCTCTTCGCTGGCGACTCCCTCGGCGTGCTCTCAGAGGATCAGGCCGAGACCGAGTATGAGGTGCAAAAAGCCGTCGACGAGATCGGCGTATCGATCATCGTCCGCTACCCCGTGCCTCGTGTGTCGCGGCCAAATCTCCCAGGCCCGTATTTTGACACCATCGAGATCGCGATACTAATCGCCGAGAGCCCCATCGTAAACCAAGGCGCCACCGCCATCGAAATCGCAGAGCGCATCCTGCGCTCACTACACCAGTTTAATCTCAATCTCGCCGACGGCCAACACTGCATGGTCAGCGCACAAAGCAACGCCCTCACAGTAGAGGATGCCCCCGAGGGCTACCGCAGCTTCGGGGTCAACTTTGAAACCGCCGCCGGGCTCCAAGCCCGTCCCGAATAATCACAAAAAAAAAACCACTCACAATCCAACCCACCGATAAAATGAAACCAGCAAAACCAACTCCCACCACAGTCGAGGATCCAAACAAAGCCCTCTGCGAAAAAGCCGCAACCCAACACGAAGCCGACGGCAAGACGCTCAAAGACCGCGAAGCCAAACGCCAAGCCGCCCACGCCGCGCAAGTCGCCGAATCCGCAGGCAAGCCCAAAGCTTCCTAGGACTGTCATCCATACACAATTCTCCATTCTTCATTCCTAATTCTTAATTCTAAAATATTATGTCCATCGATCGCACAAACATCCGCAAAGGCCCCGCCAAACTCACACTCGGTGGAGGCTCATTCTTCTTTGAAAACGGCCTCACCGTAAATCTCAATATGGAAAAAGAGACTCGCACGATCGATGCTTTCGGCATCGTCAAAGAGCTGCTCATCGGTAAGACCGTCGAGATCTCCGGCACCCCCACACAGTGGGATAATCTCGGCGTGCTCTTTCCCTATGCCAGCACAACCATCGGCACCGATATTTTCGGGGCAGCGGACGCCGCCGCCGTGCTCACGCCGATAAATGGCGTTCCGATCACGTTTGCAAATGCCGCCATCACATCGATGTCCGATATTTTGCTCTCCGGCAGCGGCAGCCAATTTGGCGAGATGACCATCACCTGCCTGATCGCCAACGAAAGCGAAGTCGACGCCCTAGCCAGTTACCTGGCCTTTGGCACCGATGCCACCGGCGCATCACTCACCGGCCTCGATCTCACCAAGGTCCTAAACGCGGCCTACACCGCTAGCTATAACAGCACGACCTACCACAGCAGCGAGGGCTACACGATCAGTTTTGACATGACGCTCTCCGAAAATCGCATCGACGGCCTCGGCATCGTCGGCATGGCGCTGCAAGATCTGCGGGTGAGCGCCACATTCATCCCGCCAGCCATGGCCGAAAGCGCCCTGACTACCCTCATCGGGTTTGGCGGTGGCATCGGCAAGGAGGCCGCTCGCTACGATCTCACCATCGCGGGCGGTGCCACCGGCGACCCCTCCGTAGTCCTACAAGACTGCTCTGCCGAGCCGGGCGGCTACGCATACGGCAGCGACACCTACCGCACTCAGGCGCTCACATTCCGCACCGCCCGCCGCCAAACTACCGGAGACAACGATGCCCTTTTCTCAGTCGGCGTAGTCGCCTAGCTCTCCATGATTAGTCATTAATAATTATCAATTAGTCATTGTTGAATTATGAAATCCGTCCGCTTTACGAAAACTGGATCGCCCACCTTCGTCGCCCTCGGCGTCGGTGGGCCCATCGAGGCGCGCGGCCCGTCCGGTTTACGTGTCGCAGGCGGCCCTATCCTAGAGACAGTTTCTTTCCTCCGCGCGGACACCGCCAAAATTTTTAATCGCGGCAACGTGACTTGGCAGGGCTCATTTACGGTCTGGCGGGAGCATCTCGACATCGAGAGCGCGCAAGATTTTTTAATCCTCCACCCAGCCGACCTGCCCACCGCCGATGACATGGTCTGCGAAGTCACCCTAAACAACGGAGCCGTCCGTTACCTGACGACCCCATTTATCGAGATCCTAGATTCCAACATCAAAGGCTCCCGCACCGAGCACACCTACCGCCTCACCGGCGGCCGCCTCCAAATCTCAATCTCGCGACTCACAAAATTCTAAGCCTCCCACATTATGACCACACTCGCAAAAACTCGCTACCGCCTCCCCGTAAACGCATTTGTCGACCAGGGCAGCTGGATCGACGCCCTCACATCCAAGCAGCTCAAGATCCCCGCCGGAGTAGACGTGCAAATCGAGGTCGGCATCATGGAGAGCGGCTCCACGCCCTACGATCTCACCAATGTCGCCAACATCACCCTCGAGGTCAAAGCACTCGTCTCCGGATCGGCACCCGCCGCCGGAGCCGCCGCCCTCATGGCCGACACCATTACCGCCCTCGATGCCGTGACATTTACGGCAGCCCAGTGGGCCGCCACAACCGCCCAGCACGTCACCTTTGTTTTTGCCGACACCGAGACCAACATCGCAATCGGCCCAGCCTGGCTAGTCATCTCCGCAGTGATGGACGACGGCTCCCTCGTCTCCCTAGGCTGGGGTCAAGTCGAAATCGTCCAGGACGGCACCGGCCCCACCAGCACCCCCGCCGTCATCGATCCCGACTATGTCACTACCACCCAGCTCGATGCCTACCGCACACTCGCCGCCAGCACCCACGACCTCCGAGATTTTACCGGCCTAACCGGAGGCACCGCCACCGACCTCGACTCCATAGCCACTACCGAGCTAGCCGTAAATTCCAAGGTCTCCATCGTCATCTCCGGCGCCCTCCAATTTTGGCGTTTGCAGGCGGGAACCAACGGCGAAGCCGCCGCCCAAGGCATCGTCCGTCCAGACGACTACGCCGCGTCGACCAACGAAAAAATCTGGATCAGAGTCCTCTAACATAAGCTCACACTCAATAAAAAAGATCCGACCGATCAGTCCGATCTAACCTAAATAAATAGTCATGAAAACACCATACAAGCTCCTTGCAGCCATTACCTACTCGCTCCTAGCCCTAGCAGCTGGAGCAGCCGCCCAGTCCGCCGCCGTGCGCTACAACCCTGCCGACGGCACCTTAACTGAGCCCACTACCCTCAACCTCACTGGAGCAGTCACCCTCACTACCGCCGACCTGCCCGCCGGCGCAACCCTCGACAGCGAGATCGGCACCGCCGCGCTGCTCGACACTGGCAGTGGGTTTGGTGAAGTAATCATCTCTGAAGCTACGTCACCTGTCACCCAGCAGCCCGTCGTATGGGGTGCAGCAGGCGGTGTTGATCAATCGACCTTCCCTGAGTTTCTTAGTAATCTGAACGACGCCCGAGGCGTAGATCTGCTCGATGAGAATACCGGATTCACTCGGGCACAAATCCTAGCCTCCGATGCAGTCATCCAGGACGAGCTCACCGCGCTCGCCGCCGCGATAACGCAAACGGACGCAGATACCGTCACCGAGCTCAACAATAAGACTTACGCGGCTGGCCGTGCCCTGCAAGTCGCTGACACTATCGACATCAGCACACTGCCGACGCTCGCGGGCGACTTTGCCTTCGTATTTACTGCATCCACTGGCATCCGTATCAGCGGCACAGATACCACTATCGAGGTCAATGCGGGCGACATCACTGTAACCCTTGGCGCGACGACTCGCACCTACACCGCGACCATCGCAGGGCGTGCCGAGGTGGCACTCACCCGCACAGGCACTGCCCTGAGTGTTTTCGTCAACGGCGTGTCCACAGGAGCCAGCCAAGTGCTATCTGGCGATGTTAATCTTGATACGGTATCGACTGTCGCAGCAGGCGCGATCATCTCAGGCATGGCTCTGTATAATACCTCGCTAACAGGCACGCAGATTGCCGCGATTGCAACATACGGGGTGCCGAGTTGGTTGGCTCAAAATCCTGTTAATCAATGGGGTAGCTTAATTTACTCTAGCGACTTTACAGCCGACGGCGATTCTTTTTCTACTTCAAACAGCGCATTTACTTTTAGCGGCAACGCATGGAACTATGATGCGGACAATGACAGTTCACTGATCCGCTCCGTTGGGCTAGTAGCAGGTCAATCTGTCCGATTGGTGATTACTAGCAGCGGAGGCACCGTGCGTTTGACCTGTGTCCAGAACGCATCTGTTGGTCTATTCGTTGGAAATAGTCATATTGACACATTTACACTGACTGATGGTGAGACGGTCTTTGAAGGAGTTGTATCTAGTGGGACTGATGGTAGAATCAATATCCGTGGGATGACTGAGGGTGGTGCTTTTGCGATAACCGCGATTGAAGTAACGAGATTAGGCGCGGTTGCATCATTGCCACTAACAGAGGGCAACGGCGCACAACACCGCGATCTATCAACTAATCGCTACGATGCGCTTGCCAGCCTGACCGACGGGCACCTAGCACCGCGAGACTTTGGCAATATCCGCGTCATTAACGTCGATGGTTCCGCAGATTCATTCCCGTTCGGGGACGTCATCACGCTCAGTCCTTACACCATCATCACAGGGGTCATCGTCGATAATCGCTACATACCCGTGGACTCGACCGTAGAGCAAAATTTAAGCTACCGCGAAATCCACATCGAAGTGAGCGGCGGGACTGACATCATCCAGCGCTCCGACGGCACAACTCATCAGGATTTAGTCACGATCACAGCGACCACTCAGTCCGATTTTGACCTAACAATACTCACCCAACGTGGAGGCAACCTATAATGCAAATCGTATCAGCAAATCTTAATCACCTAATCTACAGCAAGGGACACCCTACACAGGTGTTTACCGCGCCGTTGCCATTCGCCCCCGAGGACGACGCAACGCTACTAGCATGGGATCAGGAGACGCACACGCTCTCCTACAGCGTCCCGCCTGCAACCGAGGACGGAGAGCCCACGCTGATTGACCGCGTGATAACTCAGTCCGAGATTGATGCGGGCATTGCTCACATCACCGCGCCAACACCGCCTGTCGTGCCTTCCCGAGTCTCCAAGGCGCAGCTTAAACTCGCGCTGCTCAGCCAAGGAATCGACCTCGCTACCCTCATCACAGGACTCCCCGCCGAGCAACAAGCGGTGGCAAATATCCTAGTCAACGACGCCGAATATTATACGCGCTCCGCCAGCATCGTCGATGCCCTGGGCACTGTCGCAGGACTCACCTCCGCGCAGGTCGATGCTCTATTCATCTCCGCCAGCCAGATCGACCCCGCTGCACTATAAAATCGAATGCAAAAATTCAAAGATCAAATCGCCCGTATAGAGTGGTATCGAGCAGCTATAAATTTCATGCTGACGCTATCTGCCGTAGTTGGTGGCATATTTGGCGGTGTGTTTTTCGTGCTGGATGACCGCTACGCGCCACGCGAAGAGACGACAACAGCCCTTGTCGCCATAGTGAGCGATCAAAAGGGGCAGGCCGCCGAAATAATTAACCATGCCGCTGATCCCTATGTCCACATGAGCATAGAGGAAAAACGCGCAAATTTTGTCACCCGAGCGGAATGGACGGGAGGCCGCAATCAAACTACCCGTGAATTTGGGTGATGACATCCACTACACCAGCGAGTCGAAAGAGTTGGTTGGTCGTCGTATGGCTGATGCCGTCAAAAACCTGTAAGCAGCTAAAAAACAAAAAAAAAAACAAACAAAAAAATGAACACTACAACCATCCAACTCGCAGGCCGCCCGGCCACCCTCACATTCGACAAGCACGCAAGATTCCGCTACGGCGTCTTCGGCCTCAGCTTCTCCGGGCTCCTCGAAGCAGGCACCGACTACGCCGCCTCGCTCATCCTTATCTGGGCCGCGCTCCCCGATGCCGAGCGCGAAACGTATCCCACGCCCGAATCCCTAGTCGATGTCATCGACACCGACGCCACCGAGATCTTCGAGCCCGTCTTCCAAACCGTATACGCAATCGGCTGGCTAACCGCCGCACCGACCTTAGCCAGAAAATAGATCGGTCAGATCCGACCAATCAGACCGATCCTCTCAGCCATTAGCCATCAATTAAATGTCCGCCCGCGATATACTCATCAAGATCCTCACCAAAGGCGACAGCTCAGGCAGTGAGAAGGTAGGCAAATCGCTCGATCAACTCGGCGATAAGGCCACCGCCCTCGGCAAGACGCTCAGCCTCTCGGTCACAGCGCCTCTGGTCGGCCTCGGTGCGATCTCGGCCAAGTTCGCCGCCGACGCCAACGAGTCGCTCTCCAAGCTAGAAGCCGTCTTCGGCGACCGCGCAGGCGCGATAAATGAGTGGATCAAAGAGCTACGCGAAAGCGTGCCCGCCACCACCGCAGAGATTCAAGACCTCGTATCCGGCACGCAAGATCTACTCGTGCCGCTCGGCATGGCCGATGCCGAAGCCGAGGAGATGACAAAGAGCATCGTCACCCTCGCCGGTGATCTCGCATCCTTCAATAACATCCCAGTCGACGAAGCCCTGGCCAAGATCCGCTCCGGCCTCGTCGGCCAATACGAACCACTCTTACAATTCGGCGTCGCCCTCAACGCAGGTAAAGTCAAAGCAGAGGCATTCAAACAAGGCATCGGCGACGGCAAACGCGAACTCACCGCCTCCGAGCGAGCCCTCGTCAGCTATCAACTCATCCTCGACGGCACCAGCAAAGCCCACGGCGATGCAGCCAAGACCAAAGACTCAGATGCCAACGCCCTAAAATTCCTCGCCAAAGAAACCAAAGAGCTGGCCACCGTCATGGGGCAATCGCTCCTGCCCGCGATCACACCCATCGTCAGCGGCCTCAAAGATGCCGCCAAAGCCGCGCAAAGCATGTCGCCCGCCATGCGCGGCATTGTCGTCGGCATCGGAGCCTTCGCGGCGGGGGTAGGTCCTTTACTTATTGGACTGGGAGCGATGGCGAGAGGTTACACCGCCATTGCTGCGGTCACGCCAAAAGCCGCCGCAGGGATTCGCGCAGTCGGTCTCGCCGCCAAAACAGCTACGCCATACCTCGCCGCGCTCGCCGGAGGCTACGCCATCGGCACCGCCATCGACGAGATCACCGGCTTCTCCGACGCCATCGGAGACATCGCCAAAAAATCCAACGCCGCCGAAGACGCCCTCAACGGCCTCCTCCACGACCAGTTCTCTGACCTCCAGTCCCAGGCCGCAGAAATGCAAAACCTCGGCGAACTCGAAGAGGTCCGCACTGCAGCCATCGCCCGCCGAGGAGTTTACGTCAGCGCACTCAACACCGCCCGCTCCAGTGGCGACAAAGAGGCCATCGCCCGTTACGACGAGCAGATCTCCAAAGTCGACCGCCTCCTCGACTCACTCGGTAAAATCTTAGGCCACAACCAGGAGCGCATCGCATCAGAGCAAGAAGTCACCGCCGCGCAAGCCGCGACTAATGCCCTCGAAGCCGAAGGCATCACGTTCGGCCTCGAAAAAGTAGCCCTCACCGAAGAGCAGCTCGATCTGCTCGATGACATCTCCGCCAATTTTGAACTCCAAAACGAGATCCTCCGCGCCCAAATCGACGGCGACAAGCAACGCGTCGAGTCACTCAAAGCAGAGCAAGATCAAATCAAGATCGCCAACCGCCTCCGCAAATACGGATTCACCGAAGAGCGCGGCTACGATCCCGTCGCCATGGCCAAAGAGCGCGTCCAGCTCGAGCAGCAACTCGCCACCGCCGAAGAAAAACGACGCAACGCACCCAAGCCCGACCACCTCGACAACTCCGACCTCACCGAGCGCATCGCCCTCACCGGCCAAGTAGGCCAAGCCGAACAACAAAAGCGCAAACTCCGCGAAGGTGTCCGCGCAGAGAAATTTATCGACGTAGACGGCAAAAAAAAAGAGCGGTTCTTCGAGGGAGGGAAATTACTAGGAGACTCCGACGATTTCGGCCGCACCACTGACCCCGCCAACCCCCTAGCCGCTCCAACCCAGCCAAGCCCAACCCAGCCAAGCCCAACCCAGCCAAGCCCAACCCAGCCAAGCACCCCGTCCAACACCCCGACCGCACCCAACGCCCCAGACCTCTCCCCCGCCATCGACGCCCTCGCCGCCATCACCATCGACCACGGGCCCATCGTCGCCGCCAACGCCTCACTCCAAGCCCGTATCCAGTCAGCGGTCGATAATAATGCCTCCCGGATCGACCAGCTAGGCAACTAATCAGCACCCCACGAAATGACCTGGCTCATTAACAACCAAGACCCCGCCGAACTCAACCTCTCTGGGTTCCTGCTGCGAATCATCACCCAGGCACCCGACACCCTCACATTTACCCAGGCCGCCCCCTACGATGCCGATCCCGTTTACGACTACGGCGCTGCCGTCACGATCCGCCGAGATGGTGCACAATGGTTTAAAGGCACCTGCACTAACATTTCAAGGATCGGCAGCGGAGCATTAGAGCGCATCCAATACCAGATCAGCGGCCCCTGGTGGCAGCTCCAAAAAGTTACCTACCAGCAAGAATATGCGCGCTTCGTCGGCGGCGTGGCCGCCGCCCCAAATCTTTCCAAACTAATAATTGGCACCGACTCCGCCGGGGCGCGAGTCACCTCCGGCCAAGTCATCACCGCAGCCGTAAACTACGCCAGCACGCAACTCGGCACCGACGCACAATTCCAACTCGGCACCGTAGCCGTCGCCACCCAAATGCCGTTCGAGGAGTTGAATGCCCTCGCCTGCGCCGATGTCATCACACGAGTCCTCCGATGGACCCCCAACGTCGTCGCCTATTTCGATTACTCGACCGACATTCCGACCCTAAATTTTGCGCCTCGTGCAAGTCTCCCCGCCCTCAACATCGCCCACTCCGATGCCATCATCGCCGACAACTCAATCAACCCCCGCCATGACCTCCAACTCGATGGCGTCGTCGTCCAATACGAGCGCAACGACACCTATGATGGCAACGAGCAAAAAAACATCATCACCGACACTGCAGGCGACACCAGCAACCCCCTAAAAACCCTCAATCTATTTTTTGATTTACAAGGCTCCTCCGTCTCCTACGTGCGCCAAAAAGTCGTCACTTCCGCCATCCAAGCGACCTCCGCAACCTGGTGGAAAAAACGCCACCCAAAACTCCAAGCCGCGACCGCCGTAACCGTCGCCAACGCCACCACAACCGCCGTCGACGACGAAGAAGAAAACGACGGCACCGCCTACACCAAAGAACTCATCTCCGGCAGCATCGCCGACTGGATGGGAGGCGTCGGGGCCAACGCCCAAATCATCAAAGCCGACGTCACCTACACCCCACCTGGTGGCACCGCTAAAACCGAGACCATCCGCCTCCAAGTCCAAGGCACCAACGCCAGCAATCAAACCTATACCACCATCGGCGACGCCAGCCCCGCCGAGCCCACCCCCGACGGCCTAGCCGCAGCCATCCACGCCAGTTTCTCAACCCTCCAATTCGACGGCACCCTAACCCTCAAAGAAGCCGAGGCCGGGAACATCTCCCACATTAGCCGCACCCTCAATGTCACCGGAGGCCGCAGCGAGTGGGCCAGCATGGCCGCCCAAATCTACATCGTAGTCTATGACCTTGATGCAGGTAGCACACAGATCCAGTTCGGCGCCGCAAAACACCTCGGAGCCACAGACCTCTTCCAGCTCCTCCGCAACACCCGCACCCGCAAAGGAGCAATAGGAGCCCAAAGAGCCAGCACCGGAGGAGGCGGCTCAAACGACCTCCCCACCAAATCGCCCAACACAACCACCGCCGACGACGGCGGCAGCGGCACGGCCCCATTTACAGCCAGCATCAACGCTGACGGCGAGCTAACTATCGCGGCAGGACACTACCTGATCGTCAACACGGCTACCTACCTGGACACCACAGAGCCAGCGGCAGGCGACTACGCCTATCTCCAGATCAAACATTCATCCGCAGGCGTGCTCGATGCGACAACTCCCGTTGCGCTAGAGGTTTCGGCCAGCCCAGGCTTGGCCACAACTACCCTGGACATTGATGACACCTATATTGAATACTCAAACATCCTACTCGCCGAAGTGATTGGCGACGGCGACGAAACCCCATACACCGTAGCGCAATACCGCTCAGGCAACTGCGAGCTGGTGCTGTCATTTACCAATGGAAAATACCACTACACCGCAGCATTTGAAGGAGGGTCAGCGTAATGGGTGACTTTGTGACATTCCGAAACAAGGGCCGAGGCCGAGTGGTCGAAGATAATGGCGCAGTCTCTATCACCGAGCCGAGGGTTAAGTTCATCAAAGGCTGGGAGACAGGCGGAACCGATCCAGAAGACGGAAGCGTCGAGTGTGGTGATGGCACGGAATATCCATTAGAAGTTACAGTGGAGCAACTTTCCGAGATCATGTATCGAGTGAGGGATAGCTGGTTCACGGCTGGATCTTTGTCGAAAATCACTGATATTCCAGATGAAGGATCGTCCTCGACAACCACCATAGCAGGGACTCCACCAGCCGAGAAGTTTTCCTATTTTGAATCATCATTTGTAGACTATGGATATAGCCGCAGAGGTTACAGTTTAGAGGCTGACCCATCCTTCTATTTGATAGACTTGCCAGATTTAGAGTATTATTCCACCCCATACGCAGTGGGAGGCCGCGGCGAGCATGCTTACGATATGGATAACGAATACGGAATGTGGTCAAGCTTTGGAGGATCTACAGCAGGACATGGATCGTCGTTTTATTATAACTCCGACCCTTTTTTCCAACTGTATAATAGGAGCGCGTTTGAACACGCGATATTAACGGATACCGATGATGGTGCGGACATTGAAGGCAACTACGGACTACAGCCCACCAACACTAATGGAGGGTCTGAAAGACTGTCTCTTATTTTCAGCGGGAAAGTAACATGGGTAGGTGGTGACAATCCATTTGACCCAGCGGCGAAGCTTTACGTTGGCTTGGATTTCGATGTTAGCGGATCTGGTGGTGATGCATCTTCAAACGAGACTGGAAAATCAGACGCTTCCGCTGTTCTAAAGCTTCAGTTGACTGGCATGGATTTTGTTTCATGTCCGTTATATACATTAAATTCAGACACGGTGACAGATTTCGTCATCACCGCGAAGAAGTGGTGGCCCTACGCCAAAGAAGACGGCACGCCAATGTATAGCGCCACGACGGGCCTGCCGCTCTAGCCACCCTTAAAGCCTTTTGAAATAGTCCTGCAACACCCGTGCAGCGGCCCCAAAAACTCACAAAAATACTAAACCTCTGTCCAGAGATACTAAACCTTCTGCTTTTTTACACCGCTTTCGATCCAAGTGCTGGTTTCGAAAAAGTGACTGGCGGCCGAAGTGTCTTTATCTCTGGATTTAACACC